TGCGTAACAACTACGTGATGGCGCCTGTGTGGGATCCACGTAATAAGGGAGAAGATGGATGAGTCTAACCAGAGCTGAATGGCTCAAAATGTGGCGTTCATTACGTTACATTGAAAAGTACATAACTGCGCGTGAGATTCCTCGAACTGAAGTATTTGGTAAGCAGAATCGCATAGAGGTCATCGAGGAAATCGACAAGATCAAAGAACAGATTCAGTCCGTAGTTGGACAGTTGGAGTAGAGATGAAAGTCAGAGAACTACTCGCACAGTTGAATGATTTAACTGTCGGTTCATTGGAGTTGGAAGTATACATCGACGTTGAGGGTGACGAGTACAAGGAGATGGAACTCGTACCTATCGCTGAGGATGAAGATGGAGAGGTAATTGGCTTCGTTGTCTGTGAATTGAAGGACGTTGCAGATGATGGTGAGCCAAAGCAGTTGAGTCTTCCCTTCGATAAGGAAGAGATACACTAATGCCTAATATGGCTGGTTGTCTCATCGACCACCTATACGTGATGATGAAGGGTGAGCCTGGGTTGCGTAAATCTACGCAGGCTCTCTCATTCCCTGGTCCACAGTATTGGTTCTCGTGGGATAGGAAGATGGATAGTATCATTCTGCCCATGAAGAAGTGGGGAATTGATCCTAAGACTATCAGTTACGATGACTATGATGATTGGACTGCGGGTAAGAAGAAGCTAGAACAGCTTCAAGTAAATTGTCCGTACAAGACCATCGTCATTGATTCTATTACTAGCATGGCGGATATGACTCTGCGTCAGACCATGAGGATTAAATATGGTACGACGAAGGGGTCAGGTGCAGCCGCTGGTAAGTTGGTTGCAGGAATTGCAGTCAACGAGATTGAGGATTATAACGCCGAGTCAAGCGCGCTTCAGGAATTGATTGCGCTGACGAAGGATATTCACAACTTCCATAAGGTGAATATAATCCTCATTGCCCATGTAGTGAAGGCAGAATACCGCGACACTACGAAGAAGACTACGCACATTTCCAGGCAAATAGTTACAGCTGGGAAGAACGTAGCCGCTAAGATTCCTGCTTATTGTGGTGAAGTCTATCACTTCAACATCAAGCAGGGATTTATTGAGGGAGCTGGAGGTGACTATAGCCTACTGACTACGCACACGGGTGATGACTTCGCAAGAACTGCACTCGAACTGGATAAGGAAATCGTGTTTGGAGACAAGCCCATCTACGACACCTATATCCGACCAGCCATCACCAAACTCAACGCAACCAACAACGTAGTAGCTAAGTTCTAGTAATTCAGTTTACTAGAATTGGAGAACAGAAGTGCCTATCATCAGTTTTTCAGAGAAGGATCTTCTCCGCGGTAAGATTGTGGAGCCGGCTTGGTACGTTGTCACCATCAATGCAGTGGGCGAAGCACCGTCCAAGGCTGGTGACTCCACGAACTACCCTGTGGAAGGAGTCATTGTCAAGAATGCTGACAATGGTTCTGAGGAGTTCGCTGGTGTTCCTCTGGACTGGATGTTCAACAACAAGGCTATCAGTTTCGCAGCTGGATTCCTGATGGCTTTCGGAGTTGATGTCAAGTCTGGTGCGCGCTTCGATCTCAACAACGCTGTGGGTAAGCAGATCGAAGTGTTTGTGGAGAACGACACGTGGCAGGGACGCATGCTTAACCGCGTCAACCACAAGTATCGTGCTCTGCGTGGCTAGTTTGTAGTTTCCTGTCTTGTATGGCAGGTTGTGTGAATGCTTGTGGGTTGCGGTTAACACGTAAAATGACGGAACCCTCACTATTTTGGCTGACTCAGCCCATCAATTGGAGAGTATATGAATCATTACGACGAGTTTGAAGATGTACCACCCTATCTGATGGCCGATGACACGGATCCCTCTATCATTCCTGATCCTGACGTGGACGATGAGGACAAGTTGGATCCAGACGATGAGGTTAGCATCGAAGAAGTTGTGGAAGAACTTCACAAGGATGATCTAGAGGACGAGGAGAACGACGATGAGTCTGAAGCGGAAGCCGATGAAGACGACGCAGAAGATGAAATCGACGAAGAAGAAGCCGACGACGAAGATGTTGACAGTTAGAACGAACAGGATTCATTGGATAGACTCTAACGATGCAGAGGTGTCAGCCTTATCTAATAAGCCTGACTAAGTTGCTGTTAGAGCGAGTCTGATGATAGAGGGGCTATCCAATACTTCCGTTACAGGGCGGATGCCAACGGATAGTCCCTCGCTTTTTATGCGCAGTTAACTCAACAGTAAAACACGGGGCAGAAATGGAAGAGACTACGGAGCGTAAAGTAGTAGGTCGGGTAATCAAGGTTCATAAGACTGGATGGGGGTTCATTAGTTCACGAGATATCGAGTTCACTAGAATCTTCTTTCATTGGACTGCATTGAGACAGGACACTGTTAAGTTCCCTGAATTGAAGACTGGTAACTATGTCGAATTCACGCCAGTAGAGATTCCTGGTAAGGGATTCAGAGCTGTGCATGTGCGCGTAGTTCCGAAGCCTGAGGTGAATGATGGAACAGAAGTCATTGAATATCCCGAAATCGAAGATGAAGTGTCCGAATTGTCAGAATCAGAGTGAAGATTTGTTAGACCTGATATACACAGGTCCAACGTGTTACAGATACTATTGTGCCGTTTGTGGCAAAACTTACGAGGTAAAATATGAGCTACCACAAGGTAATAGCAACTGAGTTAGTCAAGGAGTGGAGTGTTAAAGAACTAGATGCTTATCTCACTCAACTGAAGGCAAGACACGCGGAAGAGGGTGAGTGGATTAGGACTGTTCAGGAGATACGCAGAAAGCTAGTTAAGAAGAAGACTACTCCGGAGAATGGACCCAGAGACGGGAGATAACAAGTGAGTGAAAAGAAATATGTTCCCGGTATGGGACCAATAGGTGCTAAGTTGGTCATACTGGGAGAGGCCCCATCATATGAGGAAACGGCTAAGGGTCAGCCGTTCATCGGTCCTTCTGGTAGAGAACTAGACAGATTACTCAAGGATGCGGGAATGCATCGGGGTAACTGCTGGATTACGAACGTGTGTAAGTACGAAGTCCCACCTAATGCAGCAAGAAAGAAGCTACCATTTCACATACGCGCGCGTAACGCCGGTATTGACATGGAACAGCAACTAGCTGAGCTAAGGAATGAAATTAACGATATTAAACCAAACGTCATTCTTGCTCTCGGTGGGACTGCTCTGTGGGCGCTTTCAGGAAAAGATAAGATTAGTAAACATCGAGGTTCTATCCTATGGGGGATGGGCACGAAGTTTGTCCCTACCTATCATCCCGCGCATCTTCTACATAGTGTTGCGGGTGGAGAGATTAAAGGCTATTGGAATCGTCAGGTAATGATTTTCGATTTCAAGAGAGCATACGATGAATCAGCCAGTCCAGAGTTGCAGCTGCCAAGTCGTGTACTACATATCGCCCAGAACAGTGGGGAGCTATACCAGTTTCTTGATAGATACAGAGATTCCAGGAAACTCTCTGTCGATATCGAAGCAGGAGGGCACTGTCTTCCTATATGTATTGGACTGGCTTTCAACAAGAACCACGGTATTACTGTTCCTCTGTGGAACGCGGATAATATTAGTCACATACCAACTGCCGACCTAGCTAGCATGTGGACTATGCTGAGCAAGGTCCTAATGGAGAAAGACATTGTTGGACAAAATTTTAATTACGACCGAGACAAGATTCGACGACTTGGTTTTACCATACGGAGAATACACTCTGATACAATGCTCAAGGCATTCGCCATTAACCCTGAACTTCCAAAAGGACTCGCATTCCTTACAAGTATCTATACAAGAGAACCATTCTATAAAGACGACGGTATGTATGAAGGGTCCTACAGAGATTTATTACTCGGATGCGCCCGAGATGCTTGTGTTACGTTTGAAGTAGATGAGGCGATGGATGCGGACTTAGATGAGTTGGGAGTGAGGAAGTTCTATGAGAACTTTCTGATGACTCTCCCTGACTTCTATGCCGAAATTGAGCAGAATGGGTTCTATGTAGACGAAGATAAACGAAGGGAGCTGATTACAAAGTATGTCCAGTGGGATGAGAGACTCGGGTTCGAGATGCACGAAATCGCGGGAATTGATGTTAATCCCAATTCTCCTCCGGCTGTTCATTCTCTTCTGTTCGATCTATGGCATCTGCCTCGCCGTAATGGAGTGGGTGAAGAGGAACTAACTGCACTACTGAATCTAAAGAATGGGGTTAAACATGTGCCCTATAGGAATTGGATTGAGAAGTGTCTGGAACGGAGACGTGTACGTAAAACTATCTCCACATATCTCCTAGCTATTCCAGATTATGACGGGCGCATGAAGACTACTACTTACATGTGTCTAGAGACTGGTCGTACCTCAACAGGCCAGCAAGATCCTCCTACACGCCCGCTAGTAGATACAGTAGGTAAGGGCAAAAAAGCAGACATGAAGCCTCGTGGGGCCGCGTTCCAAGTATTCACTAAGCATGGTGATATTGGAGCGGATGTTAGAGGCATGTATATGCCCGGTCCAGAGGAAATATTTGTGCAACTGGATAGTTCTCAAGCGGAAGCGAGAGTAGTATTCAACCTAGCACTAGATGATCAAGCATTGAGGGACATAGATGAACATGACTACCATGCTCTTACGGCTAGCTGGTTCTTTGGCGGCACTGAAGAAGACTATTCTAAGAAGGTGCTGGGGTACGAGTCTCCCATACGGTTTGCAGGGAAGACTCTACGTCATGCGGGCCATCTTGGAGCTGGAAAGCGACGAGCATCTATTGAACTTAACACGCAAGCAAGAAAATTTAAGATACCGATTACAATTGATGAAGGACAAGCCGATAGAGCACTCAGGATCTTCCATGCGCGGCAGCCTAAAATCCAACAGGTCTTCCACGCAGGAGTCATTGAAGCTCTTAAAGAGACACGTCAACTAGTAGCACCATTACCTTGGGGGATTGATGCAGATAGAGGTGGTGTTCGAATATTCTACGAACGATGGGGTGACGACCTATTCAGAGAGGCATTCTCTTACATTCCCCAGCGAGCAGTCACTGACAATACCAAAGCAGCTGGAATACGGATCAAGAAGCAGCGACCCTACTCGCGTATTATACTTGAGGCGCATGACGCTCTCTTGTTCGCCATACGACGAGAGTACCTCGATGACTTTATCCCAATAGCACAGAAGGAGATGGAACGTCCACTCAACTTTACTACGTGCTCATTGGTACGTAGACTATTGAAGATACCATGTGAGGTTGAAATCGGTGAGAACTATCTGGAACTACACAAGTTTAAGGAAGCGATTAAGGTGGTTCCTCCTGAGCCTGTTAGGACTCGACCACTAACTATAACTGAGCAATTCACTGTGAATGATGAGATGGTGAGGCAGGATCACTATGATAAACTAGAAGAAGCTAGGTACAAAGCTTCTCAAAAGGATATTCCGTTCTAGGAGTAAAAATGACATGGCTGGACACACTGTTGCATCAACACAGCGAGTTAGAGTCTCCTACAAACTTCTGGCTTTGGGGTGGCATCGCTGCTATCTCCGCTGTTGTTAAGGACAATGTCTGGCTAGATCGCCAGATATACAATCTCTATCCCAACATCTATGTGATGTTCCATGCTGAGAGTGGATTGAAGAAAGGTCCGCCCATCAGTATGGCTAAACAGCTTGTACGTGGAGCAGGGGGGACACGCATAATCTCAGGTAGGTCCAGCATACAGGGGATATTGAAAGAACTAGGAACTGCACAGACAGAGAAAGGTGGACATGTAATCAAGACATCGTGCGCGTTTATCTGTTCATCTGAGTTAACTAGTTCCATTGTAGAGGATAAGGTAGCTACGGATATTCTGACTGACCTGTACGACAGACAGTATAACGTAGGAGAGTGGCGAAGTCTACTGAAGATGGAATCCTTTAACCTGAAGGATCCTACCATCACCATGTTAACTGCAACAAATGAGGCGCACTCCAGTGATTTCTTTGGTAAGAAGGATATACACGGCGGTTACTTCGCGCGTACGTTCGTTATATCAGAGAATAGGAGAAATAGAGCTAACTCGCTTCTTGTTCCCCTAACTAATCCTCCCAAGTACGTGGAACACATAGACTACTTGAAGGAATTAGGTAAGCTGAAGGGATCATTTGCACCGCTAGCCAAGAGAGAACAGGATAACAATGGATACAGGTTTCCACGTAAAGAGCCAGTGACAGGTGAGACTAACTACTTCACTGAGGCAGGTGTAGTCTATCAGCAGTGGTATGAGAACTTCATTAATGAGGTGCTGACAGATGACTTGAAGGATGAGACTGGTACGTTAAACAGATTTGGTGATTCTGTGTTAAAAGTGGCCATGCTTCTGGCTTTATCACGGAGTCCAGAGCTTTACATAGACCCTGAATCCATGCAATCAGCCATAACATACTGTGAGAAGCTAGTCGGCAATGTACGTGAGATGACTCACGGTAAGAAGGGCTTATCAGAAGCTAAGAACATTAAGAGTCTGATAATAGCCGAATTGTTTGGGCGAGACACGCATCAAATAAGCAGGGCTATGTTGTTGAAGCGTATGTGGGCACACTACAAAGAAGCCAATGAGTTGGATGAGATTATGCTGTCATTTGATCAGGCGGGTATGATCAAGACAGAGGTGATGGGCAATCAGATTATTTACAGGATGCCTGATCTGATTGTACAGGAATACAAGAAACTATACGCGGGGAAGGGCAAGTAAGTGCTGATACCAAGACCCACGCACAATGACTACTGGCACACTGATCCTGTTGAATCGACCTATTCAACGATAGATCAGAGTAAACATTGCGCGTGGGTCAAATGGTTCTTTGAGCAGACTCCTTGGATATGTCACGTGTGCGGAGCCAAGATAGTCTACTCAGTTGACTACTGCGTGTGTTGCAAATTCAAGTATCACAGACACACGCCCAGACCTACCGCCACTTCCCCTTGTAAGGCTCCGGCAACTGGTTAGGATCTTTCTCTCCCCAGTTCCAAGGCATCATCTTCTGTAGTCCTTCGTTGCCTTCGTACACATAATCATACTCTTTAGGAATGAACTTAGCTCTAGATTCATTCCTCTCGTAGATTTGTGTACCATCACCGATAGCTGCCTGAATTCCAAATGGTACAAGTAGCCAAGGTTCTTCCTTGGCAATTTCTACCACATCCTGGAAGAACAGAGGTACAGCTAACTGGATAATACGATCTCCTACATGGAATGGATTGTTCTTATCCGCGGTGGCAAGGTCTATCGCAAACTTCAACATTGGTTCCGTCTTGTTAGTCATGAATCTAAAGAAGTTAAATCCATGAGTGTCACCTCGATACTCCTCACCAAATCTCTTGAACTCATCAGAGCTGGCGGTAGTATGTCCACCGTACCAGTGTCTACCATACAGTACAAGGAACTGAAGTAGACCCTGACCAGGATCGAGACGTACGTTACCCATTCTATTCTTACCAAAGTCTGAACTAGTTACATTGAAGCTAATCTCATTGTCAATACCGAGGGCATCAGCACCCAGTTTATTTACAAGCATTGACGTGAACCATGCAGCTGCCTGACCTAGAGCAGATCGCATATACTGTTTACGTACGAATGGACTAGCCATAACATACGTACCTGGATTAAGCATACGCACGTGACTAGCTGATAGTCCTGATGCGAACATAGTTCTATTCAATGCATTCGCGTAGTTCTCTAGATTAGATTCATAGTCCTTATGCCAGACAATGTGAGTCTTCAGTGGACCTGAACCAGTAGCAGTATTGATCCAGTCTCCAATCTCACGTGCGAACACGGGATTAGCAAATGGATTCAATTCAAATGCTTCCTGAGCAGTCATCTGCTGTGTTCTGAGTCCAGCTCTAACACCAGTAGTACCACCTCCCTGCTGTGTAATCCGTTGAATAGCATCACCTGACATGGCTACTAGGTTACGAGCCATGTTTTCAGCTACGTTAGTCTTAACAGTATTCAAGAAGGTAGTGTGCATTCTACTAGATACGCGGTACATCTTTCCAACTGGACCCGGCAGTTCTTCCAACCATCGGCTAGCTACAGCCTGTGCGCGAGGTCCAATCTGATTACCACTAGCTAGCGTAAACAGTTCAATCCCCATATCATCAGCTAGTGATGGTAGAGGAGCCCCATTAGGATGCGTGCGTGTAGGCGCACCTACTGGATGCTGATAGATGATACTAGCCCTATTTCGTGCATCAATTGCGTCAAATCCTGCCTGACGCGCAGACATAGGAATTTCCATTACAGCCTTCCAATATTCAGGTCGGGTAATCATACCCGCTCCCTGTCTCTTTAGGAAGGATACATCACCAGCAGTCATAGCATGACGAGGAACCTGCATAGCCTCGTCTAATGTACTATATGGTGCGGGCGGTGCTGGTGGTGTCGCTGGCGGATTCGTACGACTGGCGGGATTAACTCCACCCTGTCCCCATCCAGCACCACGAGCGGCATTTCTAACTCCCCGCCATGCTCTACCAAAGGGCATACCTCCAAAGATAGCACCAGTACTAGTACCACCTTCTCCCTTCTCATTCCAACCTTCCTCAAATCTTTTCAGTGTTTCCCTCATATCCTTAACCATAGTGTTAACCCAGTTATAGATACTAGATGCTTTAGACCTCTCAGTAAACTCTCTAGAAGCGTAAGGCATACCATTCTGACCGGGCTTAGTTACATCTATACTTATCTCATAGTTCTTCAAATAGGTGCGCATATCTACCAGTTGACGAGCCTGCGCAATAGTAATAGGTGCCTGGATTTCCGCCGTACCATTTCGAGTGCGTATCATTCCAGCCTGAAGTGCTTCATCAACAGTAGTACCTAGTGCTTGTGCAATATTCTCATGATTATCCATTTCTTTAGGAAGTTTTCCTAACATATCTCCTTCAGGTGTAATGAAGCGAGCTTCTCTAGGTATCTTAGTGAGTGGTAATCCTTCTATAAATTTAGCTACAATAGGGTGATCAAATGGAAGCTTATCATACCAAGATGGAGCCTTGAATATTTCAACCTCAGGATCTGCAACATCCTTCCGTCGAATATCCTCAGGTTTAAACCCTGGTAGTATCTGCTGTTCACCTCGCATCATCCCTTCATTGGGGAAGTGCGAGTTCACCCACGTAGCGAGGGCTTCTGGTGTCATCCTCTCATCGTGCGGCTTACCAACAGTTTCTCCATCAGGCAGAACAACATCTATAAATGCAGCTGCATCTCCCCTCTGGACGCGCAGATTGAGAACCTCGCGCGCCTGTCTAATTGTGATAGGTCCTCTAGTCTCAGTAGTACTACCACTTACACGAATTACACCAGTCTTAAGTACCTCATCATGCTTAAGACCTATGTCTCTGAGGGCCTGCGCATGAATCAGTCGATCGGGTTTAGCTAGTCTAGTTCCATTTGGTGTGATAAATGCAGTCTGTTTAGCTGTATCCGCTACAGTAAATCCATCCCGCATAATCCGTTCTATTTCTTTTGCACGCTCTTTCTTTCCAGCAAGAGTGCGTGGAGCCTTAGACATATCTTCTTTGTACAATTCAGCAAGATACTCTTCACCTGTGGGTTTACGTCCCAGCTTCTCCTCTAGCTGGTTCCACAGGTCCATAGAACTACCTTCATCCCGTGTCATAGCACCGGGACCCATCTTCTTATTACCTAGTCCAATGTCATGAGATAGAGGTAGTGGCTCCTGTTCTGGGAAGTCTGACCAATCTACTTCCTTACTAGCACTACCAATAAACTTACCATTCTTATCGAACCTGTCAGGATTCATTACTCCTTTATGACTTACGTGACTTCTCTCTGATGGGAGTTTAGTAGTTATGTCTTCTCTACTTACAATTACACCTCTACCATCCTTAGTGGTGATGCTGACAGCTCCTGGATTCCATCCAATGACTCGGCCAAACTGACCCTTCAAGTGAGGGAATTTCTCCAAGAACTCAGGAGTAAAGTCTCCTTCAGTAATACCATGAATAGCATCCTGCTCCATATTGTGAATAATAGCTCGCTGGTCTACTAAGTCCTCCTCAGTCATACCAGTATCAGGATCTACTATCTTCTTACGATCTCCTAGCTTGTAGAATCCAGGTATTTCCTGCGCATCTTCCCATTCTGCAATAGCCTTAGCTACGTCAAATGGTTCCTTCTCTTTAAGTCCCATTTCAGGCAAGTCCTGCTGTTCGCCTGGCTTAGCAATAGACCTGCGGAATGTAGGTTCATGGGAGAGTGGCATATCAGCTGATTGGATAGGTACTTCTGGACCTACTCCAGCAGCTTCCTTCTCTAGTTGAGTCAGTTTATTAGCAGCATAGTTGGCTAGATGATTTGCAACGTGAGCCAGTCTAGGATGACTAGTAGTGAGACCTTCCCACATTTTAAGCAGGTCATTATAGTTTGCTTGAGCTTTTGCTACAGTATCAGCGGCATCTATCTTGTCCATAGATGCTCTGAAAATTACCAGCTGATCATTAGTCAGACGAGCTGCTATATCTGAATCAATTGGTAGTTTAGCAACAGAATCTGCAGACATCTTAACTACACGCCGGGCTGCATAGTGAGCTAGTTCACTATATATTTCTGATGATTCTCTGTCTCCATCATCTATTGCCCTCTCTGTTTCAGCATCAAGATCATCCACCATCTGTTTAGTTTCATTTACAGTTTTAGTATCATTGATTCTATCCATCGTTGCTCGGATAATAACTTTGGTAGCATCAGTTAAATTAAGATCATCAAGATTCTCCAGTTCACTAATATCAGTTATAGTAGACTGTACCTTAGCTACCGCAGGGATAGGTACTTCAGGTGGGGTAGGTGGAGCACTTGGATGTACAAGAGTACCCGGACCAGACCTATCTACTAGTTCCAGTTCTCCACTAGCTAATCTATTATTAATGTCTGTAAGTCTATCACCATTAAGTCGATCTTCCCACCATGATTGACCAGTTTCAGGATTACTAACTTCAACAGATTCACCAGCCTTAATGAATCCCTCTGAACCCTGATTCCTACCTACATTTCTTTCTTCAGATGGGAATATAGGTGTATTAGCCCAACCTAATACCTGTGAGTTGTCCATCTTAGTGTTACGTACTGCTACGTTAACGTCACCCGGACGTACAGCAGGCATCTGATTAGGATCTTCCTCCCAATCTAGTGACTTCAAGAAGTGGTCAAACTCAATCCGTTCAAATACACTCATCTTATCGAGATCACGCCAGTTATTGGAATCCTTCATCCACTGTAGGTGTGCCTGTCCCTTAGGTCCATAGCTAGATGGATCAATTGGATGTGCGCCCATCATTCCAGTAGGTGTAGTGGGTCCAAATCCTGGAGTTACATTCTTCTCACTATCAGCACCCCACGTAATGTTCACTAACTCATCATCAGTGGGTTCTCGTCCTTCTCTCTGTACAAACTCCAGATATGCCTTGTTTACTGCTGCACTACCTGGTCCATTCTCCTGCTGTGGTCCTACAGGGAATGGGATTTCCAACTGATTAGGATCAGGTGATGTGATATTTTGCACACCATTCTGAGCACGCATGTCTCCAATACCCATTGGTGGTGGGTTTGGATTAGCGGCTACAGGTCCAAATGGTAGACCGGGCTGTTCGTATACCTCAGTAGGCTGATACGTGGGCTGCTGTACAGTACCACTCTTAGGCGGCCACTCTACATTACCATCCTTACCGGGTGCGCGTACATTGATGTTACCACCCGGTTGACTAAATCCCTGAAGTGTCTTATCTAGTTGACTTACACCAGCTTTAGATAGTACAACTCTCCTAGCATTAAGGATGCCCATCAAGTCATAGTATGCAATCCTAGATTCAGGAGACATACCAGATTGTCTAGCATTCTCTATACCTGCCCTCAGTTCAAGTGTTAGCTTATCCAGTTCATCAGTAGAGTTAATCTGACCTACTCTCTCTGCAAATTCTTTAGTTCTATCAAGAGCAAAGTAAGGGGCAGGATTAGCAGCTTCTTCTTGAACCAGTCTATGAGCCATCTGGCCCAGAGGTTCAGGGAATTGAGCTACCTGTCCTGTCTGATCTCCTACACCAGCCTGTCTAGCCGCAGCTGCATCCATCTCCTCTGTAGTTGGAGGACGACCTAGCATACGTTCAAGCTGAGTATATGTGTTACTTACATCAGCTGAACCTGGTCCACCCTTCTCAATCTTACCCGGTCCCTTTTCAGCTTCTCTAATACCCTTAGCCAACCTACTACGCCACGTCTCACGTCCCTTGAGTGGTGCAGGATTAATCTTAGATGCGAGAGCCTTATATGATGCATCTGGAGCCTTACGACCATCCAGATACTTCATACGCGCCTTTAGATCCTGAATGAATGGATCTTGTGGGGGTGGCGGAGTGAATCCCTTAGGTAATTGAACTGTTGGAGTTACTGGAGCCTGAGTAGGCACACCTACATTTGTACTAGATTCAGGAAGTCCAAATGGATTAGGAAGTACTTCTCCCTGAATATCAGCAGGTCTACCCTGTTCAAATCCACCACGACTATTGATTACAGCCTGATGCGCATCCTCCATCTGCTCTATCTGAGCATTATAGGCTTCTCTTACTTCAGGTGGAGGTGTAAAGATTTGACCGGGACCAAGCTGTTCTTCCTGCTGACTAATCCATTCAGCATAAGCATTCCTTACCTCTTGCATCTTGTCATATGAGGCTTTAATTACAGGATCAGTTTTACCCTCATAGACACTTAGATTACGCTGTGATCTAGCCCAATCCTCATTCTTATCTACTTCAGCCTGATTTCCTACTCGCTGTACTGGAGGCACATCAGCTACAATTGGACCCGCACTATCGAGTGCGCGCTGAATATCCCCTTCACTGGAGGTGATATCATCCTTCCAACCTGGACTACCCGGTCCTTCAGTAGGATTAGTAATCTCTCCACTTCGAGCATACATAGTTGCAAGGTCACCCCTTACCATCATAGGTTGACCATTTTTATCAACTAGACCAGGAATAAATACGTATCCCTGTTCTTTCAAACTTGCAATTATACTAGGATCATTATTTGGAACAGTAATAACAGGATCACCTATTGCACCCCTTCCAGCATCACCTGGAGGTGGTGTACCTATATTAAGTGGATCTGGTGGTAGAATCTCCCCCTCTAGTACCTGTCCTTCAATATCTGGTGCCTTACCATAAGGACTGGAACCAGCCATCTCCGCATCACCTGTTCCACCCGGATTATAGTTGGGATCAGTGTACTGGAAACTAGCTTCATTAGGTGTAGCTGGAGCATCAGATACAGGAGTAATGTACTTATGCGCAACATCCTTACGGGCCATTTGGAAATAGCCCTCAGGACTGCGATCAACCATTACATAACCCTGATTACGCCATGCCTCAATAGATGCTATATCAGGATTCTTGAGTGTAATTAGTTCATCTGCTCCCTTAGGTCCGGGAGGCAATTGATTAGATTCAGGACCATTGTAAGTATAAGTAGGAGTATCATCAAATGGTACATTTGCAGGACGTGGACCAGCTGGTGGAGTGTAATTACCGTTTACAGTCTTAGCTCCGCCTGGAATATTACCAGTAAAGAGTGGATTTCTGGCAGCTCTGTATGCCTGATACCCACGAGCACCAACACCATGAGCTAGACCAAAGCCAAAACCAAGACCTGCACCAGTAGCACCAGAACCAATCCATTCATTAGCACCAGGGAGATTTAGATTACCAGTTTTATCCCAAATAGCCTTATCACGAATCATCTTACGCGCGGGTGCGTTAACTAGACCTTCAATACTACCAATAGTACTCTGTTCAACTGCATTAGCAAGTATCTTTCTAGCACTAGTTCCCTGAAGTCCCTTACCGAGTGGACCTACGGCAGCATTTACACCAGCTTCAAATAGAGTAGATCTCCAATCCTGTGGTTTACCTGCATACCAATTGGCGATTGGATCAGTAATGAGTGTACCTGCTGCACTGCCAGCAGACTGCCCAACTTTAGCACCAAGAGGAACAGTACCCGGTGCGGCAGGACCACCTAATAGTCCAGTACCACCACCGATAGCCCCGCCAATAATACCACCAAGGAGAGGACCAGACTGTCTAATAACATTCTCTCCAGTGAACAGGTCTCTGAGACTAAACTCTGGATCAGACTGTTCATAGTCATCTGGATTAGTTGACTGAATACCTTCAAAGTTACCAGGTTTAACTCCGAATGCAAAATCTGGTTTATAATTAAACGAGGAGTCTCCATACATACTCCCGCTAAGACTAGGAGTTTCAGGAGGTTCATTAGCTAGGTTAGTACCCAGCATATCATATGACTTAGGCTTGAACGGGTCGTTATTCTTTGGATCAAGCCACGGTACATTTTCATACGTGTCCGCGTATGGATTCTTCTCCTTCTCCGGTTGTACAGCCTCAACAGGAGCAGGTTCCTCTCCTGG